CAATATCTCTTTTCTTATTCTTTAAGATTTAATATTTAACATAATCAATATCTCTTTTCTTATTCTTTAAGATTTAATTTATTATTTAATTTATTATTTAATTTATTATTTAATTTATTATTTAATTTATTATTTAATTTATTATGTTATTATTATATACCGTTTTGCTGAATTTGTAAATAGGTTTTGCAAAATTTGTTAAAAAAATTTTATGCATATGCAGAACCTATCTACAACCATCCAGAACGATTATTTAATGAGATCATCTAAAGTTAATGTATCTTTATAAGAATATAATGCTTCAGCAAAGTATTCATTATCATTTTTATTGTTTTTAATTATGTTGTTGAAATCTTCACATTTTACAGGAACTCCATAATTAGTATCAAATGATTTTGTTGTATATTCAAATGTTTCTATCCATTTAAAAAGAATACGTCTTAAATAACTAGGATGAACCATTGGAAAACTTATTTTTGAAAGATTGAGACGTTCACTTGCATTTTTAATTCTTACTTTATTACAAAGAATAATGCCTCCTTTTTTTGATTTACAAATCATTGTAACATTGAGAATAACCCTATACCCTTGTTTTTCCAAGCTATTAACAAGTTGCAGTACTTTTACAGATTCTTCTTCAATTGTTTCTTTTCTTACATATGTAGAATATGATATATTCTTTGTTATTGTAATTACTTTTTGTTTCTTTGTGATTACTTTCTGATTTATCATATTTGTTGGAATACCTTGTAAATATCTTGGAACTGAACATTGGAAGCCTGCAACATCATAAATATTTTTAACTGATTTCTCTTTCAATACCTTAAGTTTTAACATTTCATTGAGCTTTTCTGATTCTTCTACCCAACCATGTAATAATAAGTTTTCTGCTTCATTATAATCATGTGTACCTGTGAAAGTATACCCTGCAATTTCTGATGCCTTTGATGTCATTTTTGGATTTTGCGATCTTGAATTGATTGTCTGAATAAACTCCGAAATAGAATTATATTCCTCCATATAGATTTTATAACCATTTGAATTGATTTTAGATAATTTCATTTGTTTTGCTCCTTTTCTAAGTATTTGTTTGATTTACTATAGTCATTATAATACAGAATTACGCAAAAGTAAATAGGTTATTTTAAGAAATTCTTATATATCTGTGAGGTCATAGAATGACGAATAAGGAACTTTAATATAGTGGCTTAATATTTTATTGGATATAAAATAAAAAGACCTTAGAACTTAATCTAAGGCCTCTATGATATAAATATATTTATTTTATATGACATCTTTGTGGCGTATTGTTTGATCTTCTACTTACTTTAGGACGATCAAGATGTTTTAATGCTTTGACAATATTTTCTTCTTTTTTCTTTTTTTCTTTGATTATTTTGTTTTTTGCAACTTCTTCAAGGTAAGCTTCACATATTGTATGACATCCAATTATACGATCTTTACAATTCATGCATACAGATTTACTATTACCTAAATGTCCATAACTTCCCAAGTTAATGTTCCTCCTTTAATAAATTATGATTTCCTACAAAGTAAAATTTACCAATACCAATAGAATCAGCAATATTATCATTGTAAGTAAATCTTTCTCCGTTCTTTTCTATCACTCCTTTCTTTTTTCTTCCAGCATCTGCTTTAATTTTACTTTTATATCCTTGCTTTATACACCATAATATTGTAGGCCATTTTTTAGGATCAAAACCATATTTATTTGCTTTTTCCTTAGATGTACCTATTGATGCTGATTTCCATGCTCTTGTATCGACAGAATAGACTGGAATATTATATTGGTTTGCAGTATCTACAATCATAGCATTTAAAGCACCAATTGACTTTATATAATCAATGTTAATAAATCCTTGTGATTGTAAACGAATACGTTCAATAATACAGATTATTTTACATTCTTCTTTTATTGACTCATACGTTAACTTTTTTGCATTTAATTTACCAAATACATTTAAAAGTCTTGCTCTCAACGTTTTTCTTTTTATTGTATTATTTTTAAGGTTTTGCGTGAAACAATCAGTTGCTTGTTTTAACTTTCCATCAAACCATACCGATATACCAGTATCTTTGTATGATTGATCTATTCCTATTACTATTGTATGCATTTTATTATATACCTCTCTGAGCTCATATTTGACATTCTGATGACTTTTATTTGGATGAATGCATATTTTATCATCACAATCCAAGCAATCTAAATAAAGTACAACAGAATGATTTATAGGACATATTCTACTCATATGGTTTTATTCTCCATAATTTAGCAAATTCATTTGTTATCATTACAACACATTTTTCTTTATAATCGTACAAGCAAATTGGATGCGTAAACTTTTCTATGCCTTTACTTTTACCTAAGAATTTGAATTTGCGTTTTTTGTTATTGTACGGATTTATTCCAACAACAATCTGTCCTTTACTTACTTTCATAGTCTAATCCTTCCAAAACCAACATCCCAGCATGCATTCCTCATATTGCAATCCATAGCTTTTTTGCAATCACATGATTTACAATCTTTGCACCTTGGAATCATTTTATGTTCCTGAAGTAGCTTTTCTTTTCTATACTTGACCTCTTCCATACGATCAATATATTGAGAAAGAAAGTCCTCATCATAATCATAAATGAATAGTTTAAAGTCCTGATCATTTTTTGAATCACAAAGAACAAATCCTTTTGTATAATCCCTGCCATTCCATGTTCCTTTTTTTATTGCTTCCTGAATACATAAGAACATATAAAGCTGTAATTGTTTCTTTGCACTTGGATGTTCAGTCATTTTCTTAAAGCTAAATGAATTGACTGACTTAATCTCTCCTACCATTACACCATCAAAAAACTCTGGAATTCTGCAAACAATGTCTGGCGTATATGATACTTCGTATTCTGTATTAAATCTTGTCCTGTCCATTGTTTTTGCTTTACCATACCCAGCACGAATCAATAACCTTTGCCATTTTTCGTGAATTGCATTTCCTTCTTCAAATATTCTTAACAATCCTATAGAAGTGTTTTCTTTTTGAACCTGCTTATACAATAAGCTAAGAACCTCCTGCCTTGTACACCATACTTTATCACCAACAATCAATGACGAAGCATGCAAGCCTACACGTTCCTGTGATTCAAGACCTCTTGTCATAACCTGATGAATGAACTTTGTTTCTTCTTCAATATCATGTTCAGTGTAGAACATTTTATTAAATATTTTTTCCAATTGTGCTGCATCTGAACTTTGAATTTTTGTTCCATTCTTTACGGCATTACTTTTAATTTCATCAATAATTCCCAACTTCTTTTCTCTCCTTAAATATTATAATAAATATTATAATAGCCGGGAATTTCACCCGGCTTTGTTTTTATTTTATCTTACTACTATTAAAAATACTCATCAATTAAAAATTTGAGTAACCTGTTACTTTACATACTGCAATATCAGATACAAGAAATGATTTTGTCATTCCTTCAGTCATTAGTCTGTAGCTAAAAGCTCTTTCCAAAAGCTCTTCCTTAGAATACTTTCTTAAATTTTTCATTTCAGCTTTAATTGCATCAATATTATTATTAACTGCCTTTTCTCTTGCTTCTGCATATCTCTTTGTCATATTTTTGTCCTCCTGAACATTTAGTTTATTTATTTGTTGATATTATAATAACACATATCTACTCATTTGTAAATAGGTTTTTGCAACTTTTTGCATTTTTTACAGAAATAATTCCTGCATTCTTAATCATTCTTTCACAGATAGGACATGGAGTAGCATCTTCTATATCGAACCAACAACTTTGGCTAAAGTCTACCTTCTCTTCACCAGCTAAATACATTGTTGCACCAATCATTTCATTTCTACTAGTTGACAACATAGCATTTTGTTCTGCATGAACTGAATGACAATCAGAATAATCACCACTATTATGTGGAACATTTAGTCTTTTGCATTTACCTAAATCGCAACAGTTTTCTTCTCCTCTTGGTGATCCATTATAGCCTGTAGCAATGATCTCATCATTCTTTACAATAACACAACCATAATGTCTTTTTAAACACGTACTTCTTCTTGATACTGCTAATGCAATTCCTAAGTAATATTCATCTTTGCTTATTCTTTTCATTTTCTTCTCCCTGATATTTCGTTTCGCATTTGCATGTTCCTTCATCTGGGCACATTCCGCATCTTGCTGTATCTTCATGTTTTCCAAAGCACAATAATTTATATTCCATTATTCCCAGCCTTCCATAAACTTATCATTTTTAACCAACTTATCAATTAAGGTTTGTTTTTCAACATATTTTACAGAACTAATTTTAACCCCTCTTTCTTTGCACAATTTAACAAGCTCTTCTTTTGTCATTGCATTATAGTCATAATCACAAGACAAATCTTTATTGTCAATGTGATTATCATCTTCTTCGACAGACTCTTCTGCAATTTTAGCCTCTTCCTTTACTGGGAATCTTTCTTGCATAAGCATTTGACATCCACAGCTAGGGCAATCAAATGCTTCATATAAACTATCTTTGATCCCAAGAGATTTTTGTAATGTGCTTGCTTTAATAAGCACTTCATATCTGTTCTCTTTTCTTAACTCAACCTGTTCGCCGCATACATTACATTTAATCATTCTACAACTCCTCCTTCACAACTTCTAAATGCTGTACTTCTAAATACTGTTCTTTCCAATCAAATACATTATTTAAGTCGTACGAACCAAAACCAATATTGTCATAATCTTTACCAATCTCATGGTAAAGTATCTCAAAATACGGCTTTTCCTTTGTTCCTGTAACAACGATCATCGCTTTATCAACTTTTGTTCTTTCCGTATCAGTTGTTGTTATTGACTCTCCCATTTTTCTTTTCCTCCCTATTTTTATTATCCAAATGACTTCCTGCTGCCCAGTATTTACATTTTATTTTTAAGCAATGTTCCATTGAACTACTACTACAGTTAGAACACCTCTTTGCATTACTACTCATGCCTACTCCTCTAAATACAATGCCTTTGCAGCTTCTCGTAATTTATTGCCATCTTTATCTGACAACTGTTCCATTGCCATGCTGCCAAGCTTATCTGCTATATTCAAAATATAGTCATATGCTTCTTGCTTGCTCATTATTTACCCTCCATTATTTTTGTTGTATTTTCATTTCTAAGATTATTTACGAACATACTTCTTGAGGCTTCGCAAACTTTTTGGATTTCCAAGGTTGCTAATGCAATAATTATTTTATCAATAAGCTTATTCATCTTCATCCTCCATAAATTCTTTTGGAACTCTTTTTCCAAACTTTGCTGCTTCTGCAACCATTAGTTCCTTTCTAATCTTCTGAACATCATCAAATGAAACAAATCCACGATCAAAGAAAAGCGGAATCTCACATTCTCCCATTGGATTACATACCTTAGACTTGACTACCTTACATTTCATGATCAGTCCAACTTTCTTATTTGAAGCACTATTTCTTGGATCTTTATTTGGAATCTCAATCCATGCTCTTCTTGCTACCTGAATGCGAAGTGAACAAGCATGCTTTAACTTCCTACCTCCTGGAGTATCAGTCTTTTCACCAAACAACATTGCATTCATCTTATCTCTTACCTGATTAACAAATATCAATGTTGTTCCTGTGATTTCAATAATCTCTTCTACAGTTGGAAGATATTTATTCATCAACCTTGCAGTTCCACCAATTCTCTGTTCTTCAATAGAATCTTTCTCTGCTGACTTTAACACCTTTTCTGCATCTTCCTTAGGAACCATACTTGGTACTGAATCAATGCCAATTAACGGAATCCCTGCTTTTGCAAACTGTATCGTTTTGTTAAATGCATCCTCTCCGTACTTAGCTCTATAAATTAACATTTGCTTTGGTCTATTGCCAAACACCTTTGCGCGTTCTGCATCAAATGTACCCTCAATTGGAACATCCAAACATAACTGATGAAGCCCACACAAATGATAAAGCAATGTTGTTTTGCCTGAACTTTCTGGACCAAAGATTTCAACAACTCTTCCTTCAGGCATACCACCTCCAATGATTGCATCAAGATCTTCAATCCCTGTACTCCACCTCTTAATCTTAAGGTTTGCATTTTTACTGCCTATGGTGTAAATTGTTCCTTCACCATTCTTTTTGTTAATGTCATTACATAACTTAATGATCATTTCCTTATTTGTCTTTGCCACTTTTTTCCTCCATTCTAACTAACCTGTAGTTACTTTTGTTTCCTTAATGTTTCACATGCACCATTGACTATTTCGATAAGATTTCTTTCTAGTGCATTAACATCTATATCATTTCCTGACATATGATAACTAACTTCACATCTAATGCTATTCCCAATGTTGTTATAAAGATCAATTAACGTTAAAATTTGTCTTTGATTAAGTTTCTTACTCATTTTTTTCTCCTTAAAATTATTTCACATTAGTAATTTCTGCAACAATTTTGCCATCATTGATTTCATATTCTATTCCTGAACGCTTAGCTGTAATTGCTAACATATTTACTGGCATCCTATTTAATACTTCTAAATGCATTGAATCATAATCCACCATTTTCTCAATTCTAAGCATTATAACTTTCCTCCTTTATGATAATATTTAACTTCTATTTTACACCATTCTAATTCTGTCATTCCACCACAATCATACTTTTCCTGTAAATTATAAAAACATTGTAAAAAGTACCTATCATTATGCCAGCCTTCAAATGGTCTACTTATAAATCTATCACATTTACAATATTTTTCAAACTTACTGCGATCTACTTTGTAGCCTCTTCTAAGCATTTCATTTGATACAAGAATTGAATAACTATAGAAATCAGATAAGTCATAGTCTAAGATTTTATTTACAAGCAAATGATTTGGTGTACCATTTACAGAAATATTTCTTGCTATGCAACAGCATTCTCTCCACTGTGACAATAATTGTTGCCTTGGTAAAACTTCCAATAAATCAATATGCCAAAGTCTCATTTATAACTCACCTCCCAACTCATCTGTAATTCTTGACTTAATTCCTACAAGTCTTAATTCTTCCTGACGAATTTGAGCTTCAAAATACGAATCATAAACTACTCTTCCATGTTTCCAATTTTTGCCAACCTTTACTAATAATCTGTACTTCATGTTTTTTTATCCTCCTAGATGTTTTATTTGTTTTGATAGTTATATTATATCACAATCTTGACAAAAGTAAATATGTTTTTATGAATTTTTTAAATTTTTTTCAACTTCTGCTAATGTTTCTGTCAGCTCTCCAGCATCGCATGAACATTCAAATAATCCGTCGACATATACTTCATAATGTTCATCACATTCATCATAACTTATTCTTTCATTATAATATTTCATGTATATCCTCCTAATCCTTTAGAATGCCTCAGAAATGATTTTATGTTTTTACTTATGAAATATTAAGCAAATTATATTGAATCAATTCTAAAGCATTCTGTAAATTCTAATTAGCTCTTGAATAAAGAGCACTATTGTACTTTGTTACTCTCTTAATATAAATCTTTTTATTAAATTCCAAAGCTCCTGCTTCTTTTAACAATTCAATAACTCTTGATGTTACAGTCCTTGACTTACAACGATCATAAAAGTTATCGAATGAAGTAAATATTCCATGTTTCTTTCTTTCATCAAGAATATATGAAGCTGCTTTTTCACCAACTCCCTTGATCTCGGAAAGACCTTGTTGCAAACAATCCTCTCCCTCTACTTTTCTAAGCTTTGCTTTTTCTGAAGAATAATTAACATGAGGAAGAAAAACAACAGATCCATCATTTACAGCTTTTGCACAGAACTTATCATATTCTGAATCATTCTTTGCATATTTGAGTTTTGCAAACCAATAAGCACTCGGCTCATATACTTTGTAAAACATTTCTTCAACACTTATCAAAGAATATCCAACCCCATGTCCTTCATTAAATGTATATGAAATCATTTTTTCAAACAGATCTTCTGCAAAGCTTCTTTCATATCCATTACTTACAGCTCCATCAACAAACTTTCTTTTTAAGTTTTCCTTACTTTCATTATAAGCTTTTTGAGCGGATTCTGTCATATGTCCGCCTTTCATAAGTTTCATGATCTTATCTGCATCTGTCCATTCAAGTCCTCCAATATTAACGCATATTCTTTGAACCTGCTCCTGATATATGATTGTGCCATAAGATTCTTTTGTATACTCCCAATACTCAGAAGATTTTGCTTCCTCAATGTTGTATTTATTTTCAGCATATAAATCTGGCTGCTTCAAACTTAATGGTCCCGGCCTATTCATTGATGATGCAGCTACAATATCTTCAAAACAATCACAATGAATCTTCTCAAGAATATCCCTAGCTGTTTTCTTTTCAAACTGAAATATGCCATCACAATTGCCAAGTCTAAAATTCTCAAGAATCTTTTTGTCTTTTACTGCTTCATCATAATCGACTGTCACTCCTGTGCTTTTTCTTAAATCACCAATTGATTCCATAGTCTTAAGCCCAAGAATGTCAAATTTGATAACGTTAACGGTCTCAATATCAGTCAAGTCATAATTTGTAAATACATCTCCATTCTTGTCAACTTTTAAAGCTACATAATCAAGCAATTCTCCACCTGTTATTGCTACACCAGCTGCATGCGTTCCGATGAATCTTACTTTCTTGTATAACTTGCAAAAATGAATAAGAATATTATCATACTTTTTATTTATCATTTTTGCTTCGGCAGATTCTGTCAAATTATTTATATTTAAGTTTTGATTTTCATCAACATTTGATTGAACAAATGATTTAATATATTGAATTTCCGATTTATTTCTTTTTACTTCCTCATCATCTAAAGTCTTATCTGTTGGAAGTCCACATACTTTAAATAAGTCATTCAAAAGATTGTCTACTTTATAAAGACCATATGAACAAATTCTTGCAGCATGTCCTTCATATTTTTTACATAAATATTCAATTACTTCATGTCGTCTTGACGTTTCGAAATCTAAATCAATATCCGGAAACTTCTTTTTATCTTTCCTTAAGAATCTTCTGAAATCGAGATTAAATAATAAACTATCTACTTCAGTTATTCCTATTGCATATGCTACTAAACAGTTACAAACAGATCCTCTACCTGGACCTACAATAATTCCTCTTTTCTTTGCCCAGTTAACATAGTCTGCGACAATAAGAAAATAATCTTCGAATCCGTGATAATGAATAACTTCAAACTCTTCTTTTACTCTCTTAATATATTCCTTCCTATATTTACCTCTTCTTTTAAGACCTTCAATAATTTTATTTTTTAAAACTTTTGTAGAATCATCTCCCAATTTTGGCAACTTTAATGGCAATTGTTCAAGATAATTATCTTCGCATTTATCTTCAATCTCATCAAGATTCTTTGCCATTTTATTTGCAAGTTTTTTAGCCAACTCATCACCAAAATCATCTTTATGCATTTTATAGAATCTCTTTTGCATTTCAAAAGGCTTTGGCATATATCGTTCAGCATATGTTGCTTCAATGTCTGCAAAATTGTGATTTGCAACTTCATGCATCTTCATGTATGTATCAAAATCTTCTTTTCTACCTCTATGAGAATCCGAAGTTAATATACATTTGATCTTTAATTTCTTTGCCAACTTAATTAACTGAACATTCACATATTCTTGCAATCCTTCTTCTGACACTTTATATGGCTGAATCTCAACGTAAAGATCATCTTCAAAAATGCTTTTTAACTTTCTTAAGTATTTTTCTGCTAAATCATTCTTACCCGCAATTATACATTGCGATGAATAACTTGCTACGCAAGCAGTTGTACAAATCAGCCCTTCATGATATTTTTCCAGTAAATCAAAATCCCATATTGGATTATAGTATTTTTGCTTTTCGCCTTCAAATTGCAATCTGTTCATGTTGCCATATCCTTTTAAGTTCTTAGCAATGACAATCAGATGAAATCCTCTAGTTTGCTGCTTCCATTTTGGCAAAAAGTAGCCTTCGACTCCTAATATAGATTTAATGCCTAAATCTTTACAAGCCATATACGTTTGAATCAATCCATTTGTATTTCCATGATTTGTCGTACATAAAGCATTATATCCATATTCTTTTGCTAAAGCAGCTAACTCTGTAGCTTTACCATACCCGTCAAATGTTGAATATTCATCATGCCTATGTAAATCAAACATTATTTTCCTCCTTATATCTTTCAATTGCTTTATCAAAATCTCTTTTGTACATATGCAATGATCCTGCTATATGTGTATAACTTCCAATTTCCAATCCTAATTCCATTGCCATTCTTACTTGAATACAAGTAAACTGAAAAATATCATACGGAAATCCTAACCATAAGTCATTACTTCTCATATATGTTGTACAGTATAGTTTATTTTCTCTAATTAAAAATTGTAAGCAAACTGTACAGTTTAAATCTTTTGTAGGCTGTTCCAAAGTATTTTTTGGTACCTTAATGTGAATAATTGCCTGCCTACTATTTTTATCTTTAACAAGTAACCGTTTGCAATACTCATACTGATTAAAGTTATATGCCTCTTTAATAATATAACCATAATTACTATTTACTGTTTCTCCATCATCTGACATTCTATCCCAAGCTTTTGTATAATGCTGGATTGCACTCAAACTTGGATTAGCTGACATATACCAAAGCATTTCACCGATAGCATATCTCATTGACAGCTTTCTTACCTGATTAGTCATTATGTTCTTTGTTGGATTTTCCAAAACAGTTATTGCATTTATTATTTCTGATGCAACTTCTCCATCTCTACTTTCTTCTGAGATTTTATTATCTATCATTTGCTTAAACCAAGTAAGCCATACTTCATCTAAAGATTCTCCTTTTACAATTACATTACTTAACATTTACAATTCCTTTCATTATTTGCAAAAATCAATTATATTTTTAGCAAATTTGTCTTTGTTACTTTTAATCTCTTTTCTTAAATCCAATATCCTATTTATTCTGCTTTCCTCACTGCAACAATTTATCATATAAATCATTTCATCATATGAACTTACTTCAATTGATTCATATAATCTATTTTTGTTATATTCAAAATCTAAAACTGGTAAACTCCAATTATTAACAGCTTCAATAAATCTTGGAGTAAACCAATAATTCTCTCTGTATTCCTTTCTACAAATAATTAAACTAAATTTAAACATTTTCATTAGTAATTGCAATGAACTATAGTCTATTCTTTCATCATTTAAGCTATCCTTTATAATAGAAAATGTTCCTTTTTTCATTTCATTGTCTTTTCTAAGATACTCTTTTATCTTATCCTCTCTATTATAGCTTCCTCCTCCAAAAAAAATCATATCATTTTGAACTTTTGGCTTTTCATTATCTACATAAAATAATTCCGGCACATATGAATACTTTTGCTCTATATCTATATTATCAAATACAAAGCCGACTGCTTGGTGCAATAATAAATCGCATCTCTTTATTACATCAATTGACATTTCTTTTAATGATATAGAGTCAGTAACAATAAATATTATTTTATATCCTTTATCTTTTTTTCTCTTTATGAGGCTTATAATCTTCTCATATTCACTTTCATCCGAAAGATTTCCTCCTACCAAAACAAAGCATTTTTCCAAGCCATTATCCAACAATTTTGTAATTTCACTTTTTATCAAGTTATACTCATAAAAGCCGCCATTCTTATCAAATACTTTATTGCAATTGGCTTCTCCAACTTTATATATTAAGTCATTCATTTTTATCACCCAAAATACTTTCTAATTCTACTATGACTTTTTCAAGACTTTCATATGTACAATCTATAACTTTACATTTCGTTCCTTTTCTTACTGATTCAAATAAATCATTATATTTTGTCAAATCTGCACCATGAAGTTTTGATGATAATTTTAAATCAACAGGCCTAACATATATTATTACTGCTTCATCTTTATATATGCTTTCAATTTTTTTTAAATTATCCAAAGCATTTGATATGCAATAATTTCTTTCAAGAACTCCATATACAAAATCAGACCAATAAGATCTATCCAGCAATAAAGTCCCATTTAGCAATTTACAAATCTCATAAATCTTAATTGCTTTATCTGTCTCGTTGTCATTATCCATTTTATCTAACTTAAATAATTTAGAATCATGCTTAAATATCTTAATACCAAATGACTTAGATAACATTTCACATAATGTTGTTTTCCCGACTCTATCGATTCCTTCTACAATTATTAGCATGTCAATCACCTCTTACATGAATATTGCATCATCTTTATGCTTATACAAGTCATCCATAAAGTTAATTGGACTTATATATTGCGGTAAACAACTTTTACAATTACTACACTTCAAAGGGTATTTAATCGTAAGTCTTCTGCTAAATACTTCATTCATATCTTCATTCAACACATTACCGTATGAATACTTTAACTGATCTTTGTAGAAGTTATTCTCATCGAACAACTTACAGCATGGAAATACATTTCCATCTGCATTTATTGCACAAGTTATTCTTGGAATATAACAATCAAAGCTTTCTTTTAACTGATCTTCTTTTTCAAAAAAACTTCCAGCATTTGTTACAATATAATTTTCTTCTGAAATTTTCTTCATCATGCCAAAAAATAACTCAATATCATCATTTGACATCATTAAATCATCCCATGTATGCAATAAGTAGAAGTTTAAGTTTAAATCATTTTCTTTGCAAAAAGTATACACTTTTTCAACCTGATCTAAGTTCAATCTTCCAACTGTCATACTTAATCTTATCTTTTCTTTTCCATTCTTTTTTCTCAAAACGTTTATACTTCTTAAATTTTCTTTTACAACTTCCGATCCATCAACTCCTCTTACTTCTTTATATTTTTCTTTGTCAAATGCATCAAATGAAACAAATAATCTATCTGTCTTTACTAATGCATCTTTAATATGTTCATCTTCTGTAATAAGCGTTGTAATACATGCTGTATGTATTCCTAAACTGTTACAATATTCAATAACTTTATCCAATTCATCATAACAAACCGGATCTCCTCCTGAAAAAAGAATTGACTCAATCTTATACTTATCATACAAAAAATTTACAATTCTTTTTACATCATCAAGATTAAGCTTATCTTTTGGCCAAGTATATCTTCTGCAACTCTTACATCTGCTTGTACATTCATTTAATAAATTTATCTGCACACTTATCAACTGATTGTTAAGAATCTTATCAACTTTATACTTTAATTTGTTCATCTATAATTCTCCTTATAAATAAATAAAAAGGGAAGCTTTATGCTTCCCTAATTCTTTCTACATTCTCATCCATTTTTTTAGTCAATGCTAATTCAAGCTCTTCGGCTGAGATACCACTATACATTGCAATATTAAATAGTGTAATAAAGCAATCAGAAAGCTCTTCCAATTTATTGCTTTTATCATAATGAGTATTACGATAATTCTTCCAGCGCTTATCAGATTTTACAAGTTCTCCTGTCTCTTCCATCAACGCAAGCATGTGATATTTTGCAATCTCAACATTATCCTCTGGGATATTTTCTACCTTTACATTATATCCAAACTTTTCATTGACTTCTTTTTGGAAAGTAACCTGATCATTGAAAAAATCTGTAAATGATTTATTCATCATCGTCCTCCCATTCATCTTCATCGGAATCTTCCTCATCATCCCAATCATCATGGGCTGCATCATCCTCTTTTAACAAATTAATGTAGTATTTTACCGGACGTTTCTTTTGACACTCAATGTCACGATCACAACAAAGATCATAAAGCTCACGGGCTGACATATCTGAATAATCAGATGTATTATCCTCGTCATCCCAGTCGTCCTCAGAAGCCTTTTTCTTTTTTGTATTAGGTTTCTTATGACTGTCTTCGTAATCATCTTCATCGTCCTCTAAATCATCCTCAGAATCATCACAAGGAAAAGCCTGATTCAAATACTTTAACAAAGCTTTCTTGGAAAGCGGTTTTGCTTTTTCATTTCTAAATTTGTTCTTATCCATCGGGATAATTGTAAAGCTTGAAGTCGAACCTTTACCTGTCTTCTTCAATACATAATCACGATCTGTAATTGTCCCATATGTTTCTGCCATATTTACAAGTGCAGGAATTGCTGAACACTGATTTACTGCCTGCATAAGAATCTTGACTTCCTTTGCATCATAATCGTAAACAGAAAATGCAAACTGGCTTCTTGTTCTAAGATCTTCATCTTCACAATATGGACAATCTTTACCGAACACTTCCTGACATGGAACATTTATTCCTCTTTCAAAATTGTCATGAAATGGAATTTCTAAACCATCATCCAATTCCTGCAAGAATCTAATTCGCTTTTTGTCGTCAGGTCTAAAGTACATAAACTTTCCTTTACTTGCTCCGGACTTTGCTGCTTCATGCTTCATTCTATCTAATAATCCCATTGTTTTATTCCTTTCTTTTTCTACATATATGCAAGTTGACTTTAACTAGATATTTGAGATATACCTTACCATTTGACCTCTCCATCCTGCTAAGCACCTTTCCCACCATATGTACCCGCACGATCATACTCTCGGTTTCATCTACTTACCATCTTTCTTGTTGTCCATGCATTTCATGTCTATTTTGTTCATTGTCTTTCTATACATTTTATCGAATGTCTCTTTTGACATTTCACCCGGATCTTTAACCACTTTTAGATATGCAAACCTAACATATTTTTCTTTGAATATACTTTCTAAATATTTACTTCCTTTTATTCCGCATTTGTCATTATCCAAAGCTGATACAATATACTTAATATTCTTTTTGCTTTTTATCTTTTCAATTTGATGTAATGAAGCTTTCCAACCTAAGATTGCTACTACATTATTCACACCAAACTGAATGAATTTAAGTCTATCCATAAATCCTTCTACTATGAATAAAACTTCATTATCTCCATAATTACCTATTAAAGAAGTCTTTCTTCTAAAGCCTTTATTATATAGATACTTTCTTTTTTGTTCAACTTCTGGAATATTCGTTCTGCAAACCCAACCTTTGAATTTGCCATTATCTAACATTGGAAAAATCAACTCATAATTCTTGCTAAAAGTAACTCTTGCATCAATCTTATTTAATGTGCTTGTAGTAAATCCTCTTTTCAACATATAAGACCTTACTTCATTTACTTCGTCTAAATCACTTTTCTTTCTCCAATTTACCTTAGACAAACCATGAAAATAGTCATATGCTTCTGCATACATTTGCTTTGATGTTTTTTTTACTTTCTCAACTCTTTGAATTCGTATTCTACTACATTCATCCGATTTAAGAATCTGAAAAAACTTTTTACATCCTTGCAAATCATTTGACTTACTTCTCATTTTTTCCATCTTTTGCACAAACTTTAACGCATCACCAGATTCATGACAACCAAAGCAATAGTAGCTTCCTTGCTTTAGATTTACAATCATACTTGGATTAGCATCTTCATGAAAAGGACAGATAATTTTTTGTTCCTCAGCATCTACATTGCCTATAAGACCATAGAACCAAAGAACTTTTGCCAATTCATTTTTTTCATTCTTCATTCTCCAGCTCTTTCACATTGATCTTTAAGTAACCCTCTGCTTCTTTCAATTCATAGCATCCGCCAATATCTTCCTTATCAATCTCACCAATCTCAGAAAGCTCATTCATTTTCTGCTGATTAACTTTTTCCTCGACAGTAATAAACTTTTTGAATTCCTTTGGTTTTACACCAGCTTCTTTTAAAAGTTTAATAAGACCTTGCATATTATTCACAATGTACTTCTTTTCAATAAACTTATCTGTTAGATCTTTATCCAACTTATTCTTAAGTTTTTCAACATCCCAGATAATTGACTTGCGAATCACATTTGAAACATGTACTTTACCAAATTCTCTACTTTTAAAATCCAACTGTGAATAATCTTGAGAGAACATATAATTTCTGACTTTCAACGAAAGCTTTTTCTTCTGATCTTCATATTGTTGTTTTGCCACTTTGAACTTCTGTTCTAACCGATAAAGATCTAATACCTCAGAAAATGCCTTCTTATCATTTGTATTAGATTTCTTTACCTGCATCTGCTTTCTTTCCTTTCAGCTCATTGTAAATTGACTTTGGCCATCTTGATCCTGTCTTCGTCCAAACAATATCACTGAACGAAATCAAAAACTCTTTACCATACTGTGTTTCACATTTGATAAGTTTTTTTGTTTTGTTCCGATTAGTGAGCTTTGCAGTATTTAACTTACCAGTTTCTGGCTCGTGAAAGGCAATCAACGTACCAATTGGAGCAGACAAAATTCTTTCATCCTTAACTTTACGATCAACTACAATTTCATTTTTTACCTGTTCGCCTGCTTCTTTAATTGCTTTCTGTGCATCGGCTACATCATCATTTGATTCCATTACTTTACAAATGCCATCAATTAACTCTTTCTTTGAAAGCATTGACTTTCCTTTGTAACGCTTTACACCAAGATCCTTTGCAACCTTTGCTACATTTTCTTTTGTCATGTTTTCTAACTCATTTCTTGTCATTCTTGACTTCCTCCTTTAATCTTAACATTTATTATCTCTATTTTGCTCTATCTCCCGACAGTGCAATGATTTTTACGACTTCAAAACGATGTATCATTACTTAAATTCGATGTACTCGTCCTCCGTTTCATTAAACTCATTGATGAGTTTAAGAAGCTCTTCCTCTGTGACAACTTCATATTCACCACAGCTATACCCGGATTCGAAACAGCAATCATCACCTTCGTAATGATCGTTAAAACTTCCACATACCGGACAATACGGAAAATCTGCTGTTGTACCATAAGATACCTCCCAATTTCCATCTTTCTGCCTGGTATAATCAGTCCAGAAACCATAACAACCACCGTTATTTGATTTTTCTGACTCATATTGTGTATAATCACAAAAACTTACTTTTTCAATTCCATTCATAAATTCTTTCATTTTTTATTACCTCTCTTTTCTAAGAATTATTTGTTATTTGATTATGTATTTATTATATACCATAAATTTTAATTTGTAAATAGTTTTTTGAAATTTTTTCAAATTATTTTACAACCACTGGAATTGATTCATAAAACAATCCTGACTTATTTTTCTTTATACTTACCTCAGATACCTTTTCAGCTTGTAATTCAGAATATGCTGATTGATTCACAATTATTCTTTCAGGGTTCTTACCTGTATGAAGCCATACTTCATAACACTTTTTCTTAAGCAACTCATTCCAATCGATTCTAGTCTCAATCTTTAATTTACTAAAGATTTTTCCTTTTGGTGATCTTAAACAGATAAGCTTCACTCCATTTAATGATTTACAAATAATTTCCATTTTTACTTCCTCCTAGATATTTGTTTTTGTTTTATTGGCCGGAATTTCACCGGCCATTTTGTTATTTAGTATGCAAGCATATTATAATGTTTTTCTGCTCTTTCTAAATCTTTAAAACTTCTAAAAAATGAATCATATTCATCTTTATCATTATCTCTTGTAAGTACTGCGTAATTTCCATTTTCTTTTTTAATTAAGCATGTTGTATAATCTTCTCCTGAGACTGCCTTTATAAGATTTCCTTTAACGTACTTTGTTGATGTTTTAAATGCTTTCATTTTGTTTCCCTCCTAGGTGTTTACTGATTTATTTGTTAATTCTATTATAACACATTATTTGAAAAAGTAAATAGTAAATTGCAAATTTATTAAAAAAGTTTTTTTAAGCCTATATTTGACCCACATTAACATTTTAATGATTGGATGATTATTTTACCATCTGATAAATTAAAATCATTCCTGAAGCATTCTGTAATCTTACAACAATATAAAAGGACGGTATACTTCAACCGTCCATTACTTTACTTAACTTTACTTATACATTTGCTGCATCATCATTATACATGTCACCATCAGTAACATTGTTAATATTTGCATTATCACCACTTGTATTCATATCTGTAGTTGTAGTAGTTGTTGTCGTAGTTTCAAATTGGCTTTCGTACCAAAAGAAACCTATCGTCATACAACATATAATACCTGCGAAACAAACCACAACCACCAAAAGCATTTTCCAAAATTGTTTAATCAATTTTTCTTGGCTCTTAGCAGTATCAAGAAGAATTGAATTTAAAGCTGACAATCTCTCGTTCTCTCTTTCTAACTGTTCATCACTCATGTTTGTTAAACACCACCTTTTCTACATTCTTCATTCTTGTTTGTAAGTTCTCAATTACAATTGCATGCTCAGAAATAATATCATCTTGATGGTCGTTGCGTTGCTTTTGATCCTTCTTTTGTTCATCAAATCCTCTTACAAGATAATCAACTTTTTCCATTAAAGCACCATCTTGTTTTGCTTTTGACAATTGTGCCGATACGAATGTTGCAACACCAATTACGCAACCGATTATTCCTACGCAACATGTAATTATAGAAATAGGGTTCATATACTCACCACCAGTCTACTTATGTCAAAAATATTTGCATAATTGGAAGATGTATTTCTTCATATGCTGGTAACAGAATCTGTCCTGTGGGTGCTTTAACTTTGATACTTACTGCATCTCCATCCAGTTCACCGTCTACAATTACAATTGTTGAACTTCCAGCAACAGAAAGTGATTCACTATTTACAAATGCATTTTGAAATCCTATAGAAGACAATCCTGTTATTCGCAATACTTCTCTAGCACCAGAAAGGTATACGTTCCCTGAAGGTCTAAAAGATGCCCCTATCAAATATACAACACTAGCAAGTCTCAACGTTAAGCCTCTGCTCATTCCTTGTAAGTCAGGATCATTTCCTTCTTCTGAACCTAAACCCGACAATTGAAATGCTTCGTTATCAATTGCATAACGAAGACTCGTGTAATTGTCCGATAAAGAAGAAGTTTGATTTTTCAACGAAGATACGTCATTTGTAAGAAAACCAATATTCTTACCATTATAATTAACAGTATTTTGTAAACCTGATAAATCATCTCGCAAACCTTGAACTATGATGTTAGTTAACTGAATATTATTTTCAGCTTTCCCTATTCTACCAGAATCTGCTACAATCTTTGAAGTATTCGAATCAATCTTATCAGAATATTGTTTAAGCAAATCATTTACTTGTTTTTGAAACGCCTTGTTATCAATATCGCTATTCTTTAACATTTTATAAATTTGCTCTGCAAATTTGTACCCTTCGCTTTTGAACAAGGCATTAAAATCAGCTTTTGGCTCAGAGCCAACTACTTTCTGTGAAACTTTAGTTGTCTGGAATCTATCAGTTACAACATCAACTTCTGCCATTTATATCACCACCTTTTTGTATCTACTATAATTATAACATATTTTACTTATTTTGTACGACAATTATTTTTCAATTTCTTTTTCAACCCCATCTCTCCACTTTTCTGGTACATCTTTAATCGTCATTTTTTTATCAACAACAATCCGGCGGACGTAAAATTTAATAAGTTTTAAACATGCCATCATTCACCACCTCCTGCTATCATATCTGCAAGATCCTGAATTGCTCCTGCATTAGACTCGTGTCCAGCTTTCAATTCATCTATTGCTTTTTCCATTTCTGTTTTCATCTGCAACCTGATAGTAACAGTATATGTACCATCTTCAATGCCATCCTCTCCCACATTTGGCATATATGTAAACCCATTTGATTTTAGATCTGTATACTTGCCTGACGTTTCGCCATCATGTATAAACGTTATTTCTGCAAGGTTGTCCTTTGCAAAAGCATCTGTAATTGTTTTGATGGCATCAAAATTCTCCGCCTTGATTTGGACGTTTCCAAGGCTTGCACCATCAGCGATTTCAAAGTTAGTCTGATCTTTTAAAATAATTTTGTCCATTTTTATTGCCTTCCTTTCTTTAAGCTAAGTGTATGACTAATGGCATATATCTAATAGTTGCTTTCGTTATATTTGAGTCCCGTCCAGTAAATTGAATTGAAATGGAATCATTACTTGGGCTGTCTGTTAAGTTATACTTTATGCGTGAACCCTGCACTTTAATATTTTCATAGTTTAACGTATTTACGTCAATGATAACAATACTATGTGCCGGCAATATTAAGCTAACTGTTAATAAGACTCCTGCACCAGCTGGATACTTTATATCCTCAACATGATATCCGCCATTGTCTTGCTCCCATTTGGTACCTGTGAAAGATGCTAAACCACTACCAGAGGAACCAACAGCAACAGCAAACGGATTCCCAGTAAATATGTTCTCTATGGCGATTGATGGTACTTTCTTAACGTCCTTGATATCATCTATCCTCTTTTTCAGCGTAGGGTTACTAAGAGTTGTAGGCTGGTATTCATGCGATACCGTTCCGATTTCAAACATTGGCCTGAATGTAATATTATCTGCAGTTGCACCATTTCTAATAATCAACCTTATTCCATACCGGAGAGAATTCTCATCATTTGCGGTATATGTTTCGGTTCCTTTCATTGAAGAAATCCCATACTTATAATAGGTAGGATAACTTTTATCATAACGAACGACCTGTGTATAGGCAATATTTGCATGCTGTTCATCAGTGAGTCCATCACTAATTGTATATGTATACCCTAACTGAAGTGATTTCAAGGTAGATAAACTATATGGATATATCAAAGAATATGATGCCTCTTTACTAGCTGTGCCGTTAGCAGTTATAGATCCATCTTCGTTTACTGTCCAAGTGATACCATTAGTATCCCCTTCGGTTCCGTCATAAGGATAATTTATCAAATTTTGACCTTGCGAAGTCGAAACTTTGTCCCTTAAATCATTTAACTGTTTAGCAAGCGTACCGTTTATATTCGGGTTTGCCTGTCGCGCATCCAAAGCAAACCCTTCCTCTGTCGTTATCTGATTGTTTACGATACCTTTTAATTGTGTTGCTATATTTTTCCATTTATTTCCTTCTTTATATTGAAACGAACCGCTTCTAAATCTTATGTTATGCACACCATTTTCGTCTGTAACATTTTGTTCTACATGTAATTGTATAGCTTCTGCTGCATTACTTCCTGTCACGGCTGGCAATTTACCTCCTCCATAAGAAAGTAATTCAGATAATTGACTTTGTTCTTTGTCAGTAAGTTTCGAAACAACATAATCACTTAACTTATAAAGTACCTGCTTTCCTTTGTCTAAAGTTCCAGTTGGTGTCTTATAAATGCTTCCTACTGCCTCGGAGTTATATGACAAAATACTGCCAACTCTTTTAATGCAATACCAATAGCCATCTACAGAAAGCTCTATACTATCACACAACCAATATTTACCATTTGCATCAGTATAATTTGCAACAGATACATCATCAATAGTAAATCCTCTCAAAGGCATTCCTGTTGTCAACTTTGCACTACTTACATTCTTATTTATTGCATCAACTGAGTCAAATTCAAGTGTACCAGATTCACCAACACTAATAAATATATCATTCACCAGCTCAGACTTGCCATATATCTGCTTCAAGAATACGTATGCATTCTGTGCATTTTCCGTAAATACAGAACCATCATTTGACGCCAATTCAAACAAATCTGTTTTTAATCCCCTTAATGCAAGCAATTGAAACTGTTTTTTTAACTCTGCAATTTGATTTGCAAGTTTAACTGCTTCCTCATCACTAAGCATTGCTTGAATAGTTTCGTACCATGTATCAAAATCACCCTTTGTGTCAGTCATCCACTTTCCAAAGTTAGTTTCGGCAAGGACTGCATAATCATTATATTTTTTAGCAAGATCAGAACTAAATTTATCTAAAGTTGTTACCTGCTTTTCATAGTATTGTTCAAATGCATCTGTAAACTGTGCAAAAAGATTTGTCGTGTCAATCTGGCTTACAACTCCTGCAACATATCCACAATATGTTCTATCTGGTCTAAGATCTGTTATATTCGCATCAGAAACAGATAAAACACCTCTTTCAATGTATACGTCTGCAAGACCAAGTTCCCATGTATCGGCATTTCTTGTGAGATTCTTTGCACTTGGCGTAGCTGCTGGATTCCCTTGTAATATTGCAAGATTGATATATCTTGTCAATGAATCCCATCGTAATACAATCCTATCAATTCTCGGCAAAGAACCATTTGCTTGTGCAAGTTGTAACTCGAAGTTCTCATCATTCTTATACCAATAGCCGTTAATAAATGCATCACCAACCGCTACATTTAACTTCAATTCGCCTTTCGATGTTACTTTTAATTGTGTAGCAGGATTGATGTAAACACCATTGGAAATGAACTTACTAAAATAATAAGCAAATTGATCTGCATAGTATATTCTATCATACGTTGTCGAACCATCATCTTCAACCATCTCAGCATTAAAAAATCCACTTGTTTCTGCCATTACTATCACCACCTATATTATTCGTTTTATTTTTTTTAGTATTGTTGGAACACTATTCCCAAAAGTTGGTATATAATCATAACCATTCGCATCATAAACAATTTGCATCTCCGTTATTTGTACATTTAACATTATTCCCAAACTTTTATCAATTACAGTAACATAATCACCATATGTATAATCTTTTCCAAACTGATATATTGTCCTTGCATCTGTTCTTATTTGGGATTCGTACGATTCCTCAACTAACGTTTCTCCCATCTTTTCAAAGCCACGGTTTGACAATGTTGCATTATACTCCTGCTCTGTCATTTTCTTTTGAACAGTTTCTGTAGTATTATTTCCTTCATCATCTTTTGTAGTTACTTCTTCTGAGTATTCAGATTGTAAGTCCCTTGCATCAACATAAAGCTCTTTTCGGCAGAAACTAGACACATTCTCACTTCCTACTTGATCTACAACTAAAAATGTCCTTGCTGCATTCTCATTATTAGACCCATCGGCAGTTTCTCCAGCAACTAAAGCTACATTACGAAAACTATCGTCATTGTATTCGTAACTACCTGATACGATATTTTCGAAATCCCTTGAAAAAACAACTGGTTTATTTCCATCTTTGTTTCCAATTGTCCTATCTTTTCCTTCCAACATAACAAACTTAAATGGATTTACATTTCTTGGATTAAAATATATTTCAAAACCAAGATTGTTTGCTGTTGAAATATTTTGAACAGAAGTAAGAACTGTATCTCCTGTCTTTTGATACGTTATATGTGGCTTGTTAATAACGTATCCTGCATTGCCAATTACAAGCCCTCTCATTTTACGCTTAGATTCAGATGGATTTACACAATGAATATTAACAATACTTTCAGCCAGTGCAGCAGGTTCTCCAGTCTTCACAAAGCATGGATAAACCCACCGCCAATTCAGCATTTCTTTTGCAAGTTTTCCCTTAGCAGTTATAGTGCCATCATCTGTAGATGAACTTATATACTGAATAATACCACATACTTCATCTTCTATCCATAGAAAACGATTTTTCTGAATAAGTTTAACATTCTGCTTATTTATTGCACATTTAAGCTCAAAACTCCCAACATCTACAAATTTAAGAGTATAAGTTATAGTAGAGTACATTTCTATCAAGCCTAAGCGATTTAATTCAAAATCAAATACTTCAAGTCTCATCTTCTATTCCTCCGGTATATTATATATTGCTGACTTGTACTCTATAATAACTTCTGCTCTTTTGTAAGTTTCATCAGCAATGTTATCACTTGAATATGATCTGAATGTTAATGTATTGACACCTGTTTGCAATTGTAGCCAATCTGAATCATAATCAAAATATTGGATGTAATCATATTCTGTACCGTTTACAATGCCTGTAACGTGTCTTTCTCCAGCATTGGTATCTATCTCAACTACTTCTCCACTACTAAGTACTTTGTTTATTCTGATTTTTTTTCCTGTCACAACATCAGTTATCTCAATATTATTAACAGTTCCGTGTGCATATATTTTTATCTTTGCACCAACACTTATGCTGCCTTGATTGTCGATCGATACAAATAAACTTCTTCGCCTATATCCCATTATCATACCTTTTTCTTTTGGTATTATCAACGGAAACATGAAACCACCAAATATTTTTCCAATCTCTGGTGTCAATGGATTTGTCAATATAAACATTGGATAATCGCAAAGTACCTGTATCAAGAACTTACAACAAACTTCGTTATTTTCGGCATATTCCTTACTATATGTCACATTGCTGCTTGGCTTTCCATGCATCGAATAATCACCAACATATATCGTAATCTGTTCAAGCGGATTTATAAGCTTTGATAGCTCCTCTTTCTTTCTGTTTATATCGTCTAATGTATCACCGATAATCCATCCATTTATTGACACATCTCTCGTTCCAATTACCGTATTCGTTATATATGAGCCTATTTGTGTAGGATACGAAAATGTATTGTGATTTACAGAAACATTTCCCCAATCTATTGCACCTTCATATATCAAATAATCAGCCTCTGACATATCAAAACTCTTAATAGAGTTAGTTGCATTATTCTTAATTTTTATACTGTCAACCATATACTTTTCACCTCCTTTAATAATCCATGGCTAACTGTTTTTTTGCAAGTTTCATTTGCCTTGCTGCTTCTCTTTCATCTATAGCCTTTGGACTATTAAATATGAAAGTATCACCTGATACATTATTTGCCTTTGCTTCTTCTTTTGTAAGTACTCTTTCTCCTTCATGCAAAATTGCTCTATATCCATCATATGGAACATATGTTAGGCCTTGTCTATGTGAACTTACTCCAACATTCGAAAACTCACTTGCTGTATACTTTACTTTTTCTAAGCTACTGCTTATTTTGCTCATATACGAATTTATATTTTTCTGCAGGCTACTTAAAGTTTTATCAATTTCTTTTTTCTTCGTTTTAATTCCATCAACTATTCCTTGACCAGTTTTCTTTCCAATTGTCTTTGCTGCGCTATATGCATCCTTTTTCATTTTTGTCAATTTCTTGTCATATTTTGCTTGTAACTTATCAAGCTTTTCATATGCTGTTTTATTAGCTTTCTCAATATTCTTTTGCAACTTTGCATAAGCTTCCTGATTCTCTCTTTCAGCCTCCTCTTTTGCCAACTTATTCCGTTGTTTCCAAAGATCACCATACTCTTTCAACTTATCTGACGTCAATGAATTTAGTGCTTCTAATTCACCAGTAGCCGCAACACCCTGGCTTCTTAACTCTTCTATCAAAGCTTTTGGTAAAATGTTTCTTCCTTCCAATTTACTCATCTGTGTATTAAATTGCTTCAATGCATCAACTTGTGACTGTAAATTACTAGTCAAATCCTCTCCATTTTTGTCAGAAGAAATTTCATATTTATCAAATAACTTAAATGCAGACAATAAAGATTCTTTACGAGAATTTACTTGCTCTTTGTATGCATCTGACAACTCTTTTACTTTTGATTTTAAGTCATCATAAACCTTTGTTACTTTTTCTTTATAATCATCTTCTAGTGTCTTTAATTCCTCATTATAAGATTTTTTTGCTGACACATAATTCTTGTATGCTGTTAAATTCGCATCTGAACCTTTCTTGGTAGAATCATATATCTTTCTCCAATAAGCTACTTCTTCAGCAACAGAAATCTTATTAAATGTCTCAAGCCAATCAAGCTTCTTTTCTGCTGCACTAACAATTTCTTGTGACAATTCTGATGCTGATTTTTTAGCCGCACCTTTCTTTGATTTAATGCCGACTATAATACCATTTGCAATTTGAGCTCCGACTTGATCTCTCATTACCCTAGACGGTGAATGAATATCCAATGCATCTTTAAATCCATCAACTAAACCACCGGCAAATTCACTTATATTTTTCTTTGCATTTGTAATAGAATTTTTTATACCATTAACAATACCATCAACAATATTTTTACCAATCTTTAGCATTTTACCAGGTAATTCTTTAAGTTTCTTTGTCAAGCTTTCAGCAAAATTCTTTGCTGCCTCTTTTGCTTTTTCAGGAAATTCTTTTTTGAATTTTTCCACCTTTAAAATTACTTTTGCTAACCAAGTAGCAATTTTTATCGGTAATTCTTTGAAAAAGTTAACTACTCCATCAACAAAGTCTTTGCCTACTTTTTTTGCCTTACCTGGCATTTCTGCTGCAAACTTTACAATATGCCCTAAAACTTGCCCTATAACATACCCAATCTTTTCAGGCAAGTTTTTAAAAAACTCTACGATCTTTTCAGGAAACTGCTTAATTTTCGTCTTTGCTTTTTCAAACCCATTAGGTAATGTTTTTGTAAAAAAATCTATAATTGCATTTACAACTGTACCAGTTGTGTCTTTCACTTTATTCCAAAGATTTATCCAAAAACTTCTAAACGCTTCTGACTTGTTCCAAAGATTAACGAATGCTGCAACTAAAGATCCTATGATTATTATCAATAATCCAATTGGGTTGGCAACTAATCCTGCAACAACTGTTAATTTATTAAATACGTTTATAACTAACGATACTATAGATATTACTTTTGATATAATTAAAAGTAATGGCCCGATAGCTGCAACTATTGCTGCTATTTTTACAATTCTATCTTTAGTCTTATCATCTAAGCTATTTAGCCAAACAACAACTTCTTGTATTTTTCCAACAACTTTTTTAGCATAAGGAATGATTAAATCACCTATAGATATTGCAAGAGATTCTAAGTTTGATTTTAGAATAGTAATCTGACCATTCAAATTATCTTGCATCGTATTTGCCATATCTTCTGCAGTTCCATCTGCATTATTTATAGCCTTTGTCAACTTATCATAGTCACTTGGAGCTGCATTTATAATTGCTAACATTCCTGACATAGCTTCTTTTCCAAACAAAGCTGCTGCTGCACTTGCTTGTTCTGCTTCTGAAAGACCACCCATCTTCATTCTAAGCATTTCCATTACTTCACTAAGCGATTTCATTGAACCATCTGTGTTTGTTAATGATAAATGATAACGATCCATAACAGCTTGCATTGTATCCGTCGGCTTAACCATATTAGTTAAAGCGGCTCTTAATCCTGCACCAGCTTGCGATGCTTTAATACCGCTATTAGCCATTAAACCTAACGCAACCGCTGTGTCTTCTACTGAATACCCCAACGATCCGGCAACTGGTGCTACATACTTAAATGATTCACCTAGCATCGAAACATTTGTATTTGCATTTGAACTTGCTGAAGCCATTACATCTGCAAAATGTGACGCATTTGAAACCTCTTTAACAAATCCATCTTTTACAATCTTTGTAGTTCCATCTGCTGCTAATCCAAATGCTGTCATTGCATCTGTAACAATGTCAGACGTAGTTGCTAAATCCAATCCATCTGCTGCTGAAAGATTCATTATACCATCGATACTGTTTAACATATCGTTTGTCTTCCAACCAGCCATTGCCATATAAGTGAATGCATCAGAAGCTTCTGTAGCAGAAAACTTTGTTTTAGCACCCATCTCAATAGCTTTATCTTTTAACTTAACCATATCATCGCCAGTAGCACCTGATATAGCTTTTACTTTCGAAAGGCTTTGCTCAAGCGAAGCTGAGGTTTTAACTACTGCTACTCCGGCTGCAACTATTGGAGTAGTAACTTTCAAAGTCATGTCTTTACCAATTGTAGACATTCCGTTACTAACACCTTTTAAAGCACTTGCCACTCCGCTAGTTCCATCCTTAAATCCTTTAGTTGCTGTTATAGCTTGCTTAAAGCCCATCGTAAACTTAGACGTATCTAAATCTAAATAGCCAACAGCAGTACCTAAATTGACGCTCATTAAAACCTCACCTCACTTATTGCTTATCAAACTTCTTATAGATCTCGCTTGGTAGCATTCTTGCCTTTTTCTTTACTTGATTTTTTTGTTTTTCTTTTATTTTTTTAAACTTCGGCTTCTCATCATTATCTATTTTAGACATAATCAAAGCACATGCTTCATCAAAACAATAAGCTGTATAATCATCTTCAATTCTCAGTATCTGACTTGGCAAGCAATTGTAGATTCTGCTCATCTGTAATATGCTCAATATCCTTGGCGTCCTCACGAAAGGATTCTAACGCCTTTACACCGTTTTGTGTATAAGAGAAAACGAACATCATTTGCTCGTCTGTAAGTTTAATACCTGCTTCTTTAAGATCATTATATTTTGGTTCAACAAATGTTGCTTCGCAAAGCTTATCAATAACATCAAACAATTCTTTTACAGCATCAGAATTTGTTCCTTCCAGCATCTGTGTTCCTTCAGCAAATAAACTACTTGCTGTATCCAACAATGAATTGGGAATTTCTCCATTCTTAATCATATCCAACATTGAAGGACGCTTTAATCTAGCCCAAAAATCTTGGTTCGGTCCAAAAGAAGGAAGCTTAACTAAAGTACCTTTCATATAGCTTTTCAAAGTCGTTATACTTGTAACTTTATTCTCCATTTTTATATTCTCCTTTTTACATTGTACTCAAATTATGATTCAAACTTTGGCAATTCAAATACAGTATCGATTGAGTATGGTGCTTGACCTTTTGACGGAGCACTATCAATCGTAATCGAACCAACATAGAATGTATCATCCTGTGCACCTACACCAAATGGCTGACCTGTACAATTTGGATATACAATCTTCTCGTACTGAACAATATTTCCCGATGTATCATATACAGCAGAATAAAGCTCCATGTCAAACGTTTCACCTTTGTCACCACTTCCTGATACCGGTGGTTCATAACCTGCAATACCAAAAGTTGTTGCTTCTGTCGATGTTTCCGTATGATCATCAGAAGTCCAATACTTAATCGTTCCGCCCTGAAGGATCTTAGCTAACTCAAAATTCAGTACATTATCTGTTAATGTTAATGTGTTTCCTGTAACGGTTGTTGTAGCTTTCTTCTGTGCCTTTAACTTACCTTTAATAATAAGCTTAATTGCATCTGTAGTTTCTGTAGCAATTGCAACTTCTACTTGTGATGCCGTATCAAGACCAATGCTTTTTGCATTTACCCCTTTTGTCTTTACAACGACAAGTGCACAATCAATCATCGCAACTTCTGTGCCACGCTTTACATTATCTGCCATCTTATTTCCTCCTTTACTATTACTATCTTACATGTTTATTACGTATAGTATAACGATACTCTACAGATTTCATCCACCCTTTTATTGTTTCATCATAAAAAGCTGGTGTCTCATATCCAGTTGGAATAACTAATGGATATAATTCATCGGCATATCCTTTTACTTCATCTGCAAATGGATCTAAATCTGTAAATCTTGATCCAGGTACATATATCAAAGCGTCCAATAGAACTGTCTGAGATGTAAAATTGCCAGCTTTAGTTCTTCCACCATCTGACAGAACTACATATTTATTTTTTACCTCTCCCTTATGAGTATTCGGAGGGTAAACATCAATATTATTTTGTTTGAACTTATCAAACACTTTTTCATATACGGACATTAGACTCCTCCTAATAACCCATCTTGTCAAGCAAATTTGCATACCCTTCAAGAACTTCATTGCCACGTAACTCAATAGTAGGCTTTATGATAGCAAATCTTTTTTCATTCGCTAATTCCAACCATATACCATAATCAACTCCATGTGCCAAAGTTATTCTTATTCCAGTATTTGTTTTGCTTGTAGTTGCATTTAACGACTTTCTAGCCATGCCTGTTCTATCTGTCCAAGGTGCATCTTTCTTAGCATAAGATTCTAACCTCTTAGCTTGATTCTTTGTATACATTTCAACAGCAGCTTGTGCTCTCTTATCAACTGCAGCAATTCCTTGTTTTAAGTTTTCAATATTCATATCCCATTCAAATTGTGGCATGCTAAATCACCTCTTCCAAAGATATATCAGAAGCTATTGAATAATTTTGAACATTCAATATCCCTGATACATTATATTGCTTGCCTTCAATTGTAATTGAATCTCCTTGCTTGATCTTAATACCATCTTCATGCAAACATAATATCATTGGACTTTTCTTTGTCCTTGTTATTGTCGCATCAGATCCGGTTGTTTGAATGTAACCATTTGATTCATGGTATATTCCTTTTAACTTAACCTGCTCTTGCACGTCTTCTAATGGTTGACCAAACTTGTCAACTGCTTGCCTGCTAAACGTATATTCAACGCCTCTCATGCCAAGTTGCACTTTTAAACGATGTAAAAGGAAGTCTGGTGCTTTCATTTGCATCAACCTCCTTTTAATTGTCTTGAATTATTTTGGCGATATCTTTGAGCCAATCTTCTAAAGTATTTAGATGTATCGGCACAACTAAGACCTGATACACTTAATGTTGTATCTTCTGCTTTGATCAAAAACATTTGATACAACGTCTTATTTTCATTACCATTATTTTCAGACAAATAAAAATCAATATCATCGTCACTAAAAAATGGACATTCTACTTCTCTAAGCAATTTCTTAATTCTTTCGTGTTTGGAAAGTTCTGACATATCAGCACCTCCTTACATTACCGCCCTAATCGCTTTTTTAAGCGCTCCTACCGTCTTAAGCTCTTTTGTATCGATTCCTTTTGACTCTGCAAACTTCTTAAGCTCACTCATATCCATTTCATCAATTGACTTTTCCATCTCAAGCTCTTCATCGGCTGCATCCCATTTGTCCTTTGTCTCAGATGCCTTCTTGGGCTCACCATTAACCTCAGAAGAGGCTTTTGCCTCTCCTTTGGTATTTTCCTTGGGCAACTTATGAAGTTTGCTTTTTGAAGCACCTGAGATCCTCCAGCCAACCTTTTCAAAACTGTTCTTAAATGAACCATACGAAACCTTTGCTTGCTTTCCGTCTCTTTCAATAATTACCATTGCCATGTTATACTACCTCCAACTTAAGCACCAATGACATCGATGACATCGATGATACCAACTTGATCTGCTGTCTCGAACGAAGGCAAGTAAATCATAGACACTTTAGTATCAACATTAACCGGATCAGTTTTCTTTGATGTAGTAACTGCAACGCCTTTATCTGTAATTGATACATTAGCAGCAGAACCGGCCATGAGGTCTGATTGTTCAGGCGTTGTACCGAACCATCCAGTTCCTAACTTACCCTGTGGGAAGATAACAAATGTATCATCTGCAACATACTGGAACTCGTTTCCTTTCTCGTCCTTTGCTTTCTTGTTGTATACTACAACATCCAGCTTTAACTCATCCATAATGTAATCCAAAATCTTCGTATCAGATACTGGTGCTGTAGCATCGCTTCCAAGAATTGCCTGGCGAATCTCATTATTTTTTCTGATATAACCGAATGTCTTTCTTGAACATACAGCTCTTTCAGGTCGAATGCCAGTCTCGTCTTCAATCAGATCCATAAGATCACGAATATCACCGATAATTGTAGCCGTTGTATCAGACCATGCTTTTGTAGAATTAACCTTGTGATTGCTAGGGATACCATAATCATAATCGTAATTCTGGCCATTTGCCTTCATACTGATCTTACCGGTTGTTAGAGCCATCATTCTCATTCGTTCACGTTGTGCTGCAGCACCGTCCAAAAGATTTGTTGTATCATTAAATACCTGATTCATAATAGAATCAATATAAGCCTGATTCCCTGTCTCAAGCACCTTATTTAATTCCTGCCTAAGTTCCTCATCAATATACGTAGATTCTTTGAAAAATGGCATATCCATGTTTAACTTGTCGAATCCGATTCTATCTCTCTTCTTAGCGGCTACATCATACGCCGATGGTTTTAATACGACCGGTAACCCCTGAGACCCTTTGATCCATTTAATGCTCAAACCTAACTTTTGCTGCGATGGGAATAACTCCTCACCGAGATAAGGTTTTCTGTTTTGAGCTTGCGACTCCCAATAAGCCGTAATTTGATCTGATGTTACTAATTCAAAAATTGTCATCTTTTTATCCCTCCTTTACTACTTGCAAAATGTAATCTTTGTAAGCTTGTCTCTAAGCTTTGTTGAATCTGCATTTACAGTGTCAAGCAATGCAACTACATCTGTATCAAGCTTACTCTCATCAATAAAACCAAATACAATGATGCCTCCATTTGCCGTTCCTGCAGTAACATCTACATCATGTTCTGCAATGCCAACAACAGCATCATCCTTTACTCCTACTGTAAAAGCTTCATCTCTTTTAAGTAATGAACCCTTAAGCGGTGTTCCTGCTTTTACTATCTTCTTACCATCTGATCTGGCTTTAACTTCTGTTGCTGCAATCATACATGGTAATGCGAAAAATAATTGAGTGTCAATAAGAATTGTCTTTCTTGCAAGACCACTTGTTTTTGTGATACCTGATTGGTTTAACATTTTTCAATCCTCCTTCTTAACATTAACTTCTGAAATAGCTACTTTTCTTTATAGCACCATTTCCATTAACCTGTGCTTGACCAAGTCTTTTTCCAATTCCATCTTCATCCTTTTTAGACGATTTGTGGCGAACACTTGTACCAGTGCCACTTTTTCCACCTTTGTCATCGTCGTCGTCTGAACCATCGAAAAAACCCTTGTATCGTGGCTGAGTTTTCATCTCGCCAAGAACATCCTCTAATGATTTACCATCTTCGACTTTCATCATTGCAATGGCAACAGCATCATCAACAGCATCCTTCTTTACACCAGCCTGAATAGCTGCTAGCTTATTTTCTGCAGCTTCTGCTCTCTTTTCGGCATCTGACTTATCATCATTTGCCTGCTGAATCTTTGCCGCCGTTTTCTGCTCCGGAGTTAACTGAGATTCCTGATACTTTCTAAAAGCTTCTAACTGAGCTTTTGCTTCTTTCTCAGACTTAAAACCCATCTCCCGAAAAGCTGCTGCACGTCCTTGCTTTTTCTCTTTAGCTGCGGTTGCTGTCATATCAGCTTGTGTAAACTTCTTTTCATTGTCTTTGCTGTCCTTGTTGCCTTCATCTGAGTCATCATCATCATTGCCATCCTGATCATCATCATCGTCATGATTCTGATCTCCACTTGATGCGAAAAACTGTAAATTAGTTGCCATTCGTGGTAATGCGTTTTCTAACATGTTTTCAATTGTTCTGTTTTTCATTTTTATCTCCTTTTCTTCCAGTTAATGTGTTGGTCACAAGATACTCCGCAATTGTTGTTAAACAAGAATATTACGCGGTATAAGATTCTTGTATTTATCCTTAAGCTTCATTTCGTAGCTTATAAGATCTTCTTTTAACTCGATTGCTTGTTTGATTCTTTCCTCTGTTGGAAAAATACCTCTTTGCTTTTTCTTTTGTATACTTTTGTTAATCTTAACAAGCTTCTTCCTTTTCTTCTCTACAGTGTAGTCAACTACTTCTATGAGATATGGCTTTCCACAATTTCTACAATTAAACCAAGCAACCTCAATTACTTTGCCATCAATATTTATAACTTTACGCTTAGATTCAATGACCGTTATTCTACAATGACAATTATCGCAAACAATAATATTTTTATTATCATTCATTTGTATCATCCTCCTCAAATACTTCAGCGGGAATCTTGTCCTTGTATTGATTCAAAAGCATTTGCTGATATTCTGTGTTTTCTAACTTTAATTTTTCAAGTTTGTCTTTTCTCTGCTTATAAATAACCGGACGTAACATATGATCTTGATCTCCAGTTACTTCCATTTTTCTAACGGAATCATAAGCTGCAAAATATGAATTTCTAATTCGTTTTGCTCGATAATTCAGCATCCCTACTAATTGAATTGCTCCACATTCAGGACATTTGTAATAAATTATCGCAAAGGTGTCATTACCAATCTTTACCTTTTCTTTCTGTTTGATTTCCACAGTATCAAATAAAAACTCGCTCTTACACTCTTCACATATTACTTCAACTTTTTTATTCATCTTTTTTCTCCTTTAAACAAGAATAAGCCAGTATTTCTACCAGCTTGATTTCTTAATCATTTTATTTTCTACCTCAATAGATTTAAAATTTATAATATTTAATTTATGATTATATTATATACCATATTTACGAATTTGTAAACAGTTTTTTATGTATTTTTTAAATAAATTTACCATTACACTCACTGTAAATTTCAGGCCATAAAACACTTGCTCTTTTGTTTTTGTTGATACATTCCATAATTTGTTTTCGAACAATTTTAGCATCACCATAAGCCTGCATTAGCGGAAATCCTTCATCGAACTTATTCTGGTATTCATCAAGCTCTTTCAAAATATCACTTGTATTTCCATCATACATTATATCACCTCCTATTTAGTTTAATTTAATTATAACACATTTAAGACAAAAAGTAAACTACTTTCCTATTTCATTTATTATGTTCCAAAACTCTTTGTAAGTATTCGGAAAATATTTTTCTATATATTTTATTGCTACTTTGTCAGCTTGAGCACCACACATATTTGCAAACAATTCAGAGGCAGCTTCTTTTTTTGCATCTCTTCTTTCGTAGTATTCTTGCGAATGATGCCACCGTACATTCACATTAAGTTTAACGTTGCTAAGATTTATTCCTTTGCAATGCATTGCTGATATTGCGTCTTGTACACCTTTTGAAGAATCATCATTGGTCATTTTCCTTAACTCAAGAATATATTCAATATCTCCATTTTTACATTTTTCATTCATAGCAGTCATATCTTTTAGCATTGCATCAACAAATTCTTTTTTATTTGTCCATTTTGAATTAGTTCCTTTTCTTAAATCATCAATTGCATGTCCTATTTCATGGAAAAGTGTTTGCTTTCGATGATTATTTCCACTAAACATCCAAGCTTCTATGCTTTTATATGTATATTTTATCTCTTGTTTTTGTGACCAATAATAGCTTCCTTCATCATCAAAATCCCAATTTTTTACTTTCTTTTTCATAGCATCCACAAATGCATTTTGAAATTCTCTGCTTGTTCCTTTTATTGTGTCCATATAATTATCAATACTTGTTTGATCCATTTCTAGCTCTTTTATGAACTTTGATGCATTTTTTATTTGTCTGTCAGAATATTGTTTAATCTTTTCAGCAGTAGCTTCAACTCCAACTTTCTTTACTGTCTTTTTTAACATACCTGGAGTATAACCAAGTGAATAAGCAAAATCATTGATCTTCTCATTCATATTTTGATCTCCCACACCATTGTACCAATTAGCTAAATCATTAACAACATCATTTGTACTTTTTGTTTGAACTATTGTCAGGAAGCATTGGCCATTCGGATGATCTAGTGGCACTTCTCCTTTTGGATATACACCTGGACCTAATCCATACGAATCATTCTCTTCCCTTTCAATACATAATGGACAAACTCTATTATTGTGACCGGTATTCCATTGATAAGCTTCTACCCACGGATCTTTTGCGGTTGATCTCTCAAAAGCTTCTTGGTATGCATGACTCATCATTGTTCTTGCCAATCTACTAGCATTATAATCAATTACCTTGTTGCTACCAGGATAATCTCTTGCCCATTTATACGTTTTTCTTGCTTCCGGATTTACGTAGGCTTCTAAATCTTTAGCGACTTCATACACACCTTTATTTGCCGCAATACCTCTTGCTACAATATTTTGACAATCCTGCTTTATCTTTTTATTTGTACACCAAATGGCACTACTTAATGACCAATCGCTTTGGTATAATTGCCCAGAAATTATTGTCTCAACTACATCGGTAGGAATATTGGAATACTTTCCTGTTATACCAACAAATCCTAGTTCTTTAGCTCTTCTTATTTCTTCTTCCAATACAGCTTCCGCTGTATGAGTCATTCCTGACTTTATATTTGATTCAATCCTACGATTTACCTTGCCAAGTTCATCAGCAAGTTGCTTTTGATATTCATTCAGATATTGTGTTCTAAGTATTGAGCTTATATTTGTCTTGCCTGAAAGATTTTCTATTCTTCTCGAATATTGATCAGCAATTTCCTGATACATACTTTTTATTTGTCGCAGTTGCTGACTAGTAATTGCCTTACGTGTTTTTTCAGCTTTTGCAAATCTTAAATTGTACATAATCAGCAACCTCCTTCAAATTCATTTATTTGGCTCTTAGATGGACTTTTACTTTTTAGCCTTATATTTTATTAACTTGTTACTTAAAATGCCTTATTCGTCATCCTGTGATCCCTCAACAACATCAGGTTCATCCAATTTACTATCATCATCTTCACCATCTAATGACTGATCATCTCTTTCCATTGTAGGAATATTACCGTATGAATTACCTGATAGCATTTCCTGTTCCAAAGCAATTTGTTGAAGCTCAGACATCACTTCTTTATCAGTAAGTTTTCTCCATTTCTTCATGTAAGATGACCGGCTCATTGTTTGTGCTGTTACTTCTGCAAGATCAATATTCTTTTCATCCTGTTCATCCTCTGGTAAAGCATAATTGTTCATAACCTGAATATCTGCCTCAACAATTGGAAGCTCCTCATTTGTATAATACGGAACAACCTTTGGATATAATGAAGCACCATCCAATATACACTTTGCAATGAATTCTGCTGCTGCTCCCCATGTTTGCATTTTCTCATCACATCTTACAATCAATGGCCAGTAAAGAGCCTTCAATGTTTTTCCTGATGTAATTACTCCTTGCAACTTATCAGACTCAATGTTTGGAATTGATCCTAAACTATGCATCTCATTGTCTACACGATCCAATGTAGCAGACAAAGCTGCTGAGTAACTCATGTTAGATTCCATTTGGCCAACAGAAGCATTCAACACTTCAACACCATTGTTATCTGACTGAATATCCCAAAATGCTCCAGGACCGATCGAAAGATTTTCTGTTGATTCGGGTGATGCATTGATAGTATAACGAACAGGATTCATACTTTTTCTTTCTGCATCAAAATCACTATTTACTAACTTGCTATAATACTTTTCATATTTTGCATAGTCCTCAATCTCTGATTCTCCTCTAATGTCATTTGTAAGACCATCATTAAGAATCACTACGGCTGGAATATATTCAAACAACGTAGATCTAGCAGGAACTAATTCTTCAAGCTGGACACCTAAGCCATTATACATTACCTCATGTACCCAGCAATGTCCATCGTCTGCCATCCAATATGTTTTCTTACGAATCTTTTTCTCTACATTGTTTGATGCCTCAACTTCAACGAAAAAAGCAACAATCTTGGTAAGCATATCAGTTCCGGCCATCTCATAGTAGAACTCTAACGGATTAAGGAAATCAACTGCAATACCCGAATCCTCATTGAAGTTAAGAATACAAGCAACTCTTTTACCAATGAAACAATCCTTTGCTGCCTTTAATACATTCTTATCAAAAAAGTTTTTCTTCAGGACTTTCTGCAGAAAATTATTCAATATTGTATTGTTTGCCTTCTGCTCGTCTGTTTCATTTTGATCTTGATTAACATAGAAATCCATTGGTGTACTAAACATAAACCTTGCTTCTTTGTTGATCAATCCTGCTGCCTTTTTGAACCTCAGTTGGCTTGGAATATAATCACCATTTGTTCCATCAGTTGTAAAGTCCATACCTTGTTTGTAAATCTGATAGAACTTCTTTATCTTTCCAAGCTCATGGAAAAAATCTTCCCTCAGAGTGCCACTAATATCATCATCCAACACTGCATAAGGAATATCTCTATACGATACGATGTCTCCATCTTCTATTGATGTTGTAATGTTTACATTAGCATCACTCATCGTTCAATTCCTCCTCTTTACTTTAAATACTTCTTACTTACGAAACCAGTATACTTACCATGCCGAATGAATAACCAAACATCTGAACCGGCATTTGTATAGTAGCCGTGACATGCAACACGTGTTCCTTTTGGAATAACAGTAACAATAGGTTTCTTACTTCCTGCTCCTGTCCTAAGATTCAAATTACTTGTTGTTGTATATAAACCATTGTACTTTGCATCCCTATGTCTAGCCGGCTCCGTTGGATTCTTAGAAGCTGTTACAGTATTGTTTGGTTTTGATTTGACATGATTTACTTCTTTCTTATCATCCCATGTTTCCTTGAACTTTTCCGGTGTACCATATTTCTTCTTTAATTGTGTAGCTGTACTACCCCAATCCGGTAACTGGAAATGTGGAAGATCTTTAATATTCTTCCAATCTCCTCCCCACTCAAGACCAAGCTTCTTACCAATTGCTCCTACCTCGTTGAACAGTTTTGTTGCATTGTTGAAAGCATCATCTGACTTTTTGCCATCTTTGTCAACATCCATATCCAAGAAAATGTCAAAAGCAACTCCCCATTGATGCATTGATCTGTAATCTGTACCTTTTGCTTTTGTAACAATTGGACCAGGAACACCATTTCTACCCTTTGCATATAAAGCATTCTGCTCTGCTACTGTTCTTACACACTCACCAATCTTAATCTTGATTCCTACCTTTAAACATTCCTTTTGAAGCTTTACTGCTTTCTTCTTCAACTCTGGATGTAACTGTGATATATTACGCATTTTCTTCTACCTCCGGAATACCTGCTACACTTGTTAAGATACTTACAATACCTGAAATAATAGCACCACTTGCTACCACTCTCCAATCAACACTTTCAATCATTGTAGCCGCTCCGATAATACCAATAGCAGTCTGTGCCATCGTCTTAATAGCTCTTACAGTTGCAGCTTTTACCCATTTAGTTGTGTTCACGTTTGGATTAAATACATTATTCTTCATTCTTTCTTTCCTCCTTAAAATACTTTTTAAGATCATTTGTTACTTTTACCCACTCTTCTTTGAATATAGGTATGAAGTCATTATTGCATGAAAACTTACTTTTCAGATCTATATCACCTTCCATTTACGCCACACCCTTTCTACTATTATTTTTTCTCTCTTTAACATCGGCAACAGTAACATCATCTAATGCATACCATATAGCTGAGAAAGTATGAGGATCGATGTTGAACTCATCATATATAATGTTGCCATCATTGTCTTGTGCATATACAAGATCTTTAAGTTCCCTTATTGTATTCTTACATTTTGGACTACATATAATTTTCTTAAATCGTTTTACTTTCTTTATCTGCTCAAGTCTTGTTATCTTATGGCACTTTGTAAATCCGAATCCCTCATCATGAAAATATTTTATTGATCCAGGCTGAGCACAATCTGCTTTTACTCTCCAGTTCTTACTATCAGGATTCCACTCCTCTAACTTCTCTGCTGTTTGCTTATCCGTCAAATGATTCCTATACCATTCATCATATATATACAGTATACTATTCTTAGTATCTACTGCAACTCTTACTAAAGCATTATACGAAGTTTCAAAACCAAAGTCAAAACCATTCCTTTTAATAGGTGCAGCAAGTACTGCTTTTTTAAATTTCTTTGGATCATCTGCAATAATGAATTGAGGAAGGACTCGCCGGCCATTGATACCGAACTTACCTTCCCTTGCTACTCTATATAGGTCAGGATCGTATGTCTTAAGTTCTTCCAGCTTAGCTATATAATCCAATGTTAAGAATGAGTTATCTTCCGGAACACTATGATGATAATATACACCGTTTGGATTGTCCCTGATTATCCTTCGCCTATAAAACTCTTCCTCATTCTGAATTACTACCAACTTTTCTTCACCATTAGTATCCACTTCCTTACGTTCGAAGAAATGTGTGTATATCCAATTTTGCTTGTCAACCGGATTAGTTGTCAATAAGTAGTAGATCTTTAAGAATGGATTTCTAAGTCTTAACTTCAATTCCTTATAAGCACTATACTTAACTTCAGAAGCTTCCTCCATCCATACAATAGATACATTATTGATAGACTTTACCTTTGTTGGTTTATCCATGCCCTTAAATACAATCCTTGAACCATTCGGGAACATAAACTGTAATGGTGACTTAGAAGCAATCACATACTTTTCCCTGCTTGACTTACTTTTATCTTCTGTAGCCAAGCCCATTCCATCTAAGATCTCATATATTAAATCATAGCAGGATTCTTTGATCTGCTCATATGTATCTCTTACTACCAACGCTTTTCGTTTCTCACTCAATAACTTAAGAATTAGCTTTGTTGCTGTCTCATATGATTTACTACTACCATAAGATCCTACCAATAAATACTCTTGATGATCCCAATCTGTTACATAGTCCATAAAGTGCTCATTTACTGTTAACTTTATTTCTTGCTCTATATTCAATTTATCACTTCCTTTTATTTTGTATTATCCCTTCTTTCTTTTACTTTATTCTAAGGATTTATAGCTGGGCATATTGGATTCGAACCAATGATCCAGGAGTCAAAGTCCTGTGCCTTAACCGCTTGACTAATACCCAATAAATAACCGGTATGTGGGGGAAATTTGATTTTGGAGTTTACTATACAATAGCAATAACAAGTGAATACGAAATAACATACCGGTTAATGGATGCAATAGGAATCGAACCTATATCTTCTACGCGTACTGAAATTCTACCATTGAACTATACATCCTACTTACTAATCAGGTTTTACTAATGTTATCTTAATACTTTTCTTTGTATCAGTACCTACATCTACCTGTTGTTGATCTCTCCATCCTAACTGCTTCAGACTAAATACTGCTAACGTTGAATTGATCTTACCTTTTAAGCCTAGTCTTTCTAACATGTACTCCTTAGCATTTACTAGATTCCTTATAGAAGTATCAAGTCTTTCATCTTTCTGCTCTAATAATCTGCCATTTAATATCTTACATACATATTCGTAAGACCATCCTTTTTTAACAAATACCTCTTTTAATATAGGTACTTCTTTTTGCTTAACGCATTGTGCTGTATAACTATCTAATGCTCTGCATATTTCATCTACATTATACTTATATTCTCCTTTTCTTGGCATTTTATATTCTCCTCTCTTCTTGTTTGTTTCAGTATATCTTATACATTAAAGAGGGTCATGTAATTTATTTCATTTCTCTTTCAAAAATATCCATAGCATCCCTAAATCCTTGATTGTATGCTTGTGCAATTTTATATTCTTCTGATTCTTTGATACCTTTGATAGTTGTATCCATCATTTTCATTGACGTAAATATTTCTTTTTTAATTTGATTTATCTTATCCATATTTATCTCACTAAAAATAAATCATATATCCTACCATACCGGATAATAATTTCCTTTATCATCTTTTATCCAGTAACCTGTACTCCATGTATTTGTTAATGGATCATATACTTTCTTACCTTTTATCATATCTACTTTTACCTTCACTACTTCTTAAGAAATCTTGGTTTCAATGCCAATATTTATTAGTAATATATTCTGTTACAATATTCAATGCTTCAACTACATTATCTGGCGTAGACCTAAATTCTTTTAATTTGTCTAAAAATCCAAGTACAAAAGCACTAGATTGCTTCGTTATCCATTTTTTTTTCATTAATATTATCCTTTCATAGGAAATGCGAATTTAGTACCAACTTTCATAATCACAGAGTAAATCTTGTTTGCTGTATTAACTATTCTTCTCCATACATGCAAATTTCGCACATGTACTGACACTTACCACAATGAGTAGCATACCACTTTTTCCACTCTTCCTGAGATATTTCGTGTGTTACATTTGCCTTTGTCCAATTATCCTGATATGAGAATCCACATGTTTTTGACATATCTTGTTTTGTTTCTGGCATAATATTGTTTCCTCCTTTCCATATGAAACACGCATTTACTCTGTTTCTTCTTTCATTGCTACATGAACAATAAGACCTCTAATCTGCATTGCCAAGTCTTTCTGAGTTACTCCACCTCTTGCAAGTAATGTTCCTCTTTTTGCCATTGCATCAACTTCTTTAAGAAGTTCTTTTACATTTACGCATTCTTTCATTTCCTTAATCCTCCAATTATTAACTCAAACAATTCACATATTCTTGATCTTAATACATATAATCTAAAACTTAGAGTTTCATCCAATTGCATAAGATAAAGTATCTTTCCTAAAGAACTTAATGAATAGTAGAACTGCAAATCGTTTTGTTTGATATATTGATACATTAGGTCTTTCTCACTTTTCATTATTTTTTACCTTCCTCACAATCTCATAAATAACATCATTACAATCTTGTTCTATTCACTTTAGACTACTTAAGAAATCTAATACATCATCAGGAAAGTCGGAGTTATCTATTTTACTTTTTAACCCCTCATACGATTGTTCGATCTGTTGTAACTTCTCAAGCCATTGTACAAGCTGTTCGCCGACATCTGCACACATTTTACATCTTATCATTCTTTCTCCACCGTCATTCCAAACTGTAGGATTGTTTTCATAGAAGTATTGAACTTTTCTATTTTTAATTACAACTTCTTTTACATTTTTAATTGCTTCTTCTAAAGTCATTTGATTTCTCCTTACATATGTTTAGCCATTTTATTGCTTAATTTTGTTCTTTTACATTGTACTTTTCTATGCATAGGTTTACGATGCATTTTTCTCCAATTATTTACAATAAAGTTTGGCATATTACCTTTACTTCTCTCGACTTTAAAGTAAGTCTTAACATCCTTTACTGATTTAAGATTTAATTTTGACATTTATTTATTCTCCTTAACATTTAATGTTCTTCTTTGTCTTGATCTTTTACTTACTACTTCAATTGTGGCTTTGTTTTCAAAACATATCAACCAATTATTTGGATTAAGACCAAACTTTTGCAATATATTTCTTTGCCTTTCATTAGGTTCTATTATACAATCACCTACTTTCCATTGATGTTTATTACTTGACATTATTCACATCTATCCATTTTGTAACAAACTTATATAGTACACGACATGAAATAGGGTTCCTCCTTACATAAAATGTTATTATTGTTTATAAGTTATGCCAAGTTGGATAATTGTTCTTAATATTCTAATTTGTCTAATTGTTCCTGCTCATCCATTAGCATTTTATGGAAGTCATCTTTTACTTCCTTCTTTTTCTTATTTTGTTTTTTATATGTTTCTCTAAATTTTCTATTTGAACTTATTTGTTCAATTGCTAGCAATCTCATTTAATTACTCCATTTATAAATTATAAACAAAAGATCTTTTATCATCTGTAACATCAACCAACTTTTTATTCCATCTTACATAGAACTTCTTTCCATCAGTTAATACTGTTCTATAAACATCATATCCATTTTGCTTTCCTACACATGTTTTGAATTGCGTTCTTTTCATTTTATTTGACCTCCTGCATTTGTTTTATTTATTTTATGATTATATTATATAACAAAAACCATAAAAAGTAAACATTTTTGCTTAAATTTATTAAAGTTTTTTCAAATTGACTTTTCAAATTAAGCCTTTTAAAGTACTTTTTACGGTTTTGTATATATTTTATAAGCCTATCAATAAAAATCATTTCTGAGGCATTCTAATGAATCACATTGGTATTTTATTTTATAATATAAAACAAATAAATAATACATACAGTTATAAATGTTATATCAAATATTCGTTTTACCTTTCTTAAATCAAACTTCATAGCATTCCTTTCCTTTCAAAGTATTCCTGCAAATCGGATAAATAATTAAGAGCTTCATACATATCCTCCGGCTTCATAAGTACCTTATTTGTAGATTTTTCATATCTTACAAGTGGCTTTCTCATAACCGGAATGTTATTGTATTTATTGTGTACGTATTGATCAGCAAAAATAAGTATTGCAATAACAAAGTTAACAATTATCTGAATTGCTATTAGTTCTTTACCATTGATAGATACACCAATAATAGGATTAACTGCAAACAAGACCATAGAAATTGTTTGAAGATTGTTTATCAGTTTTCTTTTTATTCTTTTACATATCAAACTAAATCTTCTAATCATTTTTACCTCCACTAATTTTTTCTTTTATAAATCTTTTTTTCTCTTTAATCATATCATCTTCACGTCTGAAATATGCCTGAAGTTTACACCAATCGCATTTTATTTCTTCTTTCATCAGAAAGCTGCCATTTAATTCCCTGCAAATACCACAATGCCTATTCTTAATATCTTCTTTATTAAGTTTTGCAAACAATGTTACTGTATACAAATAAACACCAGATTCTTCATCGTATCCTTTTTCTATCGTATATGTAACGTTATTGTTTATTTGCTGATCAGATACTACATTCTGTGCTAACCATCCACAGGCTTTTAAATACGTATCTTTAGACTTATTACCTCGAAAAACTTTCTGATACAATTTTGACGCATATATTTCCATCTTTACTTCTCCTTATATGCTTTAATTGCTTCCCTTGCTTTAAGGTCTGCAAGCTCATTTAATGAATTTCCGTCATGTCCTTTTACCTTAGAAAACTTAACGGAAAATTTATTTTCATTTAAGTTTTCTAGCATAATCAAGATTCCTTCCCATTGTGATCTATATTTAATCTCGTCGCCGGAAAGTCCTATCCAATTATTTGCTTTCCATGTCTCTGCATATTTTTTCACTCCATTTAAAACATACATAGAATCTGTAATTATTTCTATGTCTTTTAAATGCTTTCGTACTACATATTCTAATGCATTCAAGACCGCCATTAACTCCATCTGATTATTTGTCGTGCCTTTTTTTGACCCTGATTTTAACTTTATTCCTTGATGATCTGCAATTACTATTGCCCAACCACCAATGTCTTTTTCTTTATTCCAAGAACCATCTGTATAGATCCTATATCTCATATTTCCTCCATATATTCAAATAACCACCAACCATAGTTTTCTTTCTACAGTTGGTGGTTTTCCTTACCTATCTATGATCGGAGGATTCATTGGGAATATTAAATGTCCCACTCATCTTCATCCTCATCTTCATCATCTTCCGGCTCAGCTTTCTTTGCAGGCTTTTTTGCAGGTGCCTTCTTTGCGGGTTTCTTCTTTGAAGCAGGCTTCTCATCCTCTTCCTCATCATCCCAGTCGTCGTCTTCTGCTTCAGCCTCTTCCTCAGCCTTCTTTAATGCATCCTTGTAATACTTTGCTGACTTCTTAGGTGCAACCTTAAGACCTGCTTTCTTGCATTTCTTGTAAAGTGCTACAGGATCATCCTCTTCATCTTCTGTTTCTTCAGCTTCATCGTTCTTTGCAGGCTTCTTAGTCACTTTCTTTGCTGGTTTCTTAACTTCCTCTTCATCAGCTGCATCATCATCAATCTCTTCATCAGCATCCTGATCGGAAGCTCCATCCTTTAACACTGACTCAATCTTTCTTGCTGTAATATGTGACGGTACTGCACCGATGATCTTAGCTGCACCTACATTCTGACCGATTTCTGCCAATGCTACTGCTGTAAGTGGGAATCTTCTTCCAATATCCTGGATTGCTACCTTATCTGTTCCTTCTGTGATCTTTGCTAATGCCTGTGATAATGTCCAATTTGTTGCCATAATTTTTCTCCTTTTCTTTGCTTGTATGACTTTGCATACATTGTTTTTTGTTGTTTTACTTTTGCTTTCTAGCAATTTATTTATTTTAAATCAAACAATAAATGTCTGATTAATGGGCTTATTAAAATCCTAATTGCTGTCTTGCTGCCATTGCATATTTTAAACCAAATTGTGTTTTACTAACAATCTTTCCATTTTCAAGTCTGCATGTATACTCATCACCAAATTTGTTTATTAACTTAAAATTTTTCTCATCCTTGAATACTACTTCAAAATTGTTATTCTTTAATGTTCTCATTTCTTTATCCTCCTGGATGTTTGTGTTTTATTTGTTTTGATGGTTTAATTATATCACAATTTCTGGAAAAGTAAATATGTTTTTTAAAAATTTTTCAACTTTTTTCAAAAATATTTAATTTTCCCATTCTTCCTCATCATTTTTTTCATTTTCATATTTGTTAATTGCGTCATTAATTGCATCACGAAGATTGTAAAGTTCATCAATACTTGCAACATGTATTCCATTTTTAAGAAATACCCTTGTCATCCTTTTACCTTCTTCTACCTCAATCTGCTGTGCTAAAGTAAAACCACAATGAATTGTTTCTTTTGTATCTTGATTTTGCTTTACACATTCAGAAATTACCAAACGCCTTTTATCTGCAATTTGAGCATTTGACAACTCCGAATATTTCATTTTACTTGCCATTACTCTTCCTCACTTTCGTCCTCTTCTTCCTCTACATCAGCTACAAATCTTACATTAAACTCTTCTTTTGTGATCAAATTATTGATCTTATCAACATCAACAAAATCGTTCAAACTGTTAAACTTTAAAATGCTTTCTCCATCATCATCAAACGAAATGTTCTTAATCCTGAATGAACCAATCTTGAATGGCTTTTCAGCTCCCATCTTAATCTGAATTACAACATCATTGTTCAACATCTGAAGCATCTTTACCGAATTGGTAAGCTGTGAATATTTACCACACAAAGTAAGATTAACACTTCCATTTGCTGACACATTATGTCCTTTGTATGCATACATACCTTTTACTTCAATTCTTCTCATTTACAACGCACTCCTTTTCTTGTTATATTTTTCATTTTGCTTTTTATGAAACAATTCTCTTGAATTACTTGATGATTTGATTGATCTTTTACATACCACTTCTGAATCATCAGAACTATCTAAATCAATTCCTAAATGATCTAACCTAGATTCCTTTATTGAACCAGTTAAAATGTATTCTGAGGCATCTTGTAAATCCTCAGGCTTAAGCATTAGCCATACCTCTCCTGTATTTAAGAATTGAACTGCAAACATCGGAATTTTATGCTCTATTCTAGCATTCTTTTCCAATGTTCTTATGTCCTTTTGATTAACTTTTATTGACTGTGCATCTGTGCTCTTAAGCTGACAAATAATATAGTCATTTTGACCATCTTCTTTTTCGATCCATCCACTACCTGAGTTCTTAGTCGGCTTAAGTCCTAAAGACTCCATAACCTCTTGTTCATTCTTGCGATAGAACTTAAAACTACGTGGTTGATTGTTGCTCATCAATTATCGCCGCCTTTGCTACTTTTTCTCCACTTACAAATCAAAGTATCCGTCATTATTGTATGATGATTTGCCAACAAAAAGCATCTCTAACCATTATTTCAGTATATTGATTTGGATTTAACCGTTCATCTGACTTTATATATGGTTCAAATAATTTGCCACATCGATCACATTTCTTTGCATCTGCTATTTTTACTACCTCCGTATATTCTTATTTGGACTTTTTAACTTTCCCTGATAATTTACTTGTGCTTTCAATGTCTTTCTAAACATCATTTCCATGCAATCAAAGCACAAATGAATTAAATCATTTCCGATCATCATATCGTAAAATTCTTTCTTTTCATCTTTGCTTGATTTACCACAACCGGTACAAACATCATTTTGTTTATTATTAACTCTGATCTTAATTGCTTCTTTCATGTTATCACCTTTCTATGTATTAAACAGACTGGCTGCAATTAAGCAGCCATTTGAATATCCTTTAATGCTTTTGTATATTTGTCATAACCTACAGCATTGAACGTATTGATTGTATCTTTGTCCATTCCTTTGAATACTGAGATTGTAAGTATTGTCTTAAGATCCATACCAGCACTTTCAAGCTTTGTTACCATTGTAATACATCTGTATGAGAATGTTGCCCTGATTCCATTGTTGTTTGCAATTGATCTTAAACTGTGAACAAAATCAACAAGTTCTTTGTTTCCATTTGAAATTGACATTTCAATATTTTCTGAATAATCAAATTCAATAATTGCAAATCTATCAAGTGTTGCCTGATCAAGAACCATTCTGCCTGAATATAATTCATCTGCACCTGATCCTACAGTATTGCCAGCAGCTACAAAATGTACTTTGTCAATGTCAACCTTTCCGCACGGGAATTCAAAATAACCATTTGCAATTGCTGCATTCAGAAGAACCAAAACTTCTGGAATTGACGCATCCATTTCATCTAAGAAAAATATGCAGTCATTTTCATCTGTACATGCTTTATAGAATTCTGTATCATGGAACTTTCCACCTGCATCAATGAAACCTGTCAATTTGTATTCCTGCTGAACTGAATTGCTGAAATAAAAATTCCAACCAAGTTCTTTTGCAATTTGTTCTACTGTGAAATTCTTACCTGATCCAGCTGGACCTGCAAGATAAATTGGAATGTTACACTCTAAACATGTTTTAATCTGATCATATTTTTCGTGTTTTACTTCTGTATTGTTTTTGTTCTCAACATTTACAACTTTCTTTTCTAAAGGTTTTACTTCCTTTACTTTTTTAGAACCTGCATATGTTGTTGTTCTTTTAATTCCTTTTGTTTCATACAAAACTAATTGATTTACAATTTCCATTGTTGAAAGATTAAATAATACTTTTACACCGGAAAAAATAAAAGAATATATTCTACCTTCAAAATCTTTTTCTTTGTAAGTCTTTCTTGTATAGACATTCAAGTCATTTTCAAAAGTTACATCAACATAAAACTTCTTTTCAGGATTTTTAACAATAGATTTAATATTTAACATAATCAATATCTCTTTTCTTATTCTTTAAGATTTAATATTTAACATAATCAATATCTCTTTTCTTATTCTT